CTCTTCCAACTCTTCGATCCGGTCAGCCATTTCTTCAAATGTCCAGATGTCTAAGGTGACTGTAACATCATTTACCATCACGCTTTCCTCCATATCGTGTCATAAGCCAGTCATTGAAGTCTACCTTTGTCATATAGTCTTCCAGCACTCGTTCAATAGCCCAGAGCAGGTCTTCATCAGGGTCAATGTATTCATTAACCGTGTTGTCAATCTTGTCTGGTTTAGCACACAGCTCGTAATACCTCATCAGGGATACGACAACAATCTCTTCCTCGTAGTCTTCCTGTAGGTTCTTCAGCATGTTAGAGAAGCGAGAGGTGATGATACCTGCTGCGTCTCGTGTTTGTTTGTAGTCACTCATAATCGTCCTCCAGCTCTTTAAGTTCTTTCAACAGAAGTTAGCTCTTCAAAAATTTCAGTCTTACTATTTCTCACCATTTCCGTAGCCTCCACCAAACCCAGCATTCAAGACAATGACCCTTACCTAGAACCATATCAACAGCTTTAGACATATTAGGCTTACCACGTCGATAAAGATCATATTGTCGTGCTGAGAGGGTTTGACCAAGTGGACCACCTAAAATAACATTGAATAGCATTGATAAGGCAATAGTAACTCTATATACATAATCACTCATTTCTTCCACCTTTCAGCGAAGTTGATTGATAGTAAGCCCCTTCAGGTAGGCTCATAGCAGCCACGATGTCTTTCATTTGTTGTACAGACATGATAATCATCTGAGAGCCATCAAACTCGTCAAACTGACGAACAAACACTTGGTCATCATACAAGATGACTTCTACATCATCATTTACACCTGAGTTATCGAGTGTAGTGATTGTTATTCCGTGACCACGGTCGGTATCGAGTTCAATCGTGAACATCTTATTCCCCTTTCAGATAAGCTACTATGAAGTCGTTAGCTTCTTCCTTATGGTCAAACTTAAGGAAAGTATCCTTCTCGCGAAGCCATACCACCCAGAAAACACCTTCTTGATACATTTCAATATTCATTGTACATCACACCTCGATATCATAATCTTCGATTGCTTGGTCGTAGTTCTTCACTTATTTACCCACCTCTTCAAGTATTTTCATGGTTGAGCCAAGATACCAGATACCGCCCTGTGTTGCAGGACGATTCACAGTCTGCATATTAGTGAACTCTACTTTACACCATACACGATTAGTACCCTCTTTTTTCAGGTGAGGGGCATCCATCTTTGAACATACATGCCAACCCGGACGATGTGCAAAGCCTTTAGTAGGTTTGTCTTCATAGGGATATTCGACACCAGCCTGAAGGCGTTGTGTCTTGTTGATGAACAAGGGTGCATAACCATCTTTCATCTTGCGGAACAGTTTGTAGCCAATCATTCTAGTGTCCTCCATATTAAACTTCGATGTCATAATCTTCGATTGCTTGGTCGTAGCCCGCATCAAGGCCACGGTCATAACCCTCAATTTCACCTTCATAAAACCCTGATTCATAACCGGCCTCGAAAGCCTCCTCGCGAGCTTGTTCCATCTCGGAAGTATGTTCCTGAGAAGCACACTCAAGAATTCGATGCTCAAGGTCATCAAGGTGTAACTTCAGGTCAGGGTTAATGTGGATGCCCTCGAACTTGGTATTAAGAAAGAAACTGTCAAATTCGTTAAGGATGTAGGTTTCAAGAGAAACAGTAACAGTCATTTTAGGATTTCCTCTTTGTTTGCATGATACCAGTCTTGAACCCAACCCAGATAGTTCTGGATTGAGTCATCGTTTATATACCCGCTACGGATAAACTCTATGAAGACCTCCGTGTGGAAGTCATCAAGAGCAGGTATAGTATTTTCCGTCAAGGTAAGTCCAACCCTCACATTTAATCATTGCTTCTATATGAGAAACTTCCTCCCAATCCCCAAGGTATTCCTCATCATCGTTAGCATACAGCAGAGTACCCTGCATAGCGATAGTGCGGGGATTCCGGGGGTTTAGAACAAGGAATGACTCTTGGTTGTCAATCCAGTCAACATGCCGGACATGTTCCATGAAGTCATTGTAGTCCATCATTACACAAGGTTCAATGACACCTTTGTAGTAACCCTTACCTAGCTGTGGAGTGTAATTAAGGTAGCCCATTGCTAAAAGTGTGTCTAGATACCGATAGAATTTTGCTGCAGTGTGAATTTGGTATGGGTTGTCAAAAGAGAAGATAACGTGATTGTTGATGAGTTTAGTCATTAGTGTACCTCGTAATAGTCATTTCCGATTTTGCAGTCACCGCATGTCATGATCTCCACACCTAGCTTCTTAGGTGCCTCTTCAAAACAGCGGAGGATGATAGCCTGAGCTTCTTCAGCTTGGTCTTCACGAACTTCATAAGTGACTTCGTCGTGATAGAACAGCAGGATAGAGGCATCCAGACCAGCCTTCTCAAGTTCTTCTTCAATCATTACTACAGTATACTTCATAACCACAGCCTCTGCACCTTGGATAAGATAGTTCAAGGCTTTATGCGCAGACTCTGCATGAATTGGCCTATCGTCTAGACCGGGGATGTACCCCTGAACTTCCACGATATTCTGAACACTCTCAATTAACTTCTTTAAGAAGGGTAGAGAGTTTAGGTAGTCGTTCTTCTTTCTATTACCCTCACGTTCACTAACACCAAGGATACTGCCAAGCTTCTTACCACCTGCCCCGTAAAGGAAAGCAAAGATGAAAGGCTTAGCTGTGTTGCGAGAACAACCAAGAATATCTGCATTCTTCTGGTGGATATCACCTTCTAGGATAGTATGTGTGAATTCGTCGTCTTTCAAGTAATGAGCTAGCAGACGTAGCTGACAGGCCGCAGAGTCAGCAGATACAAGCTTATAGCCCGGTCTTGTGATGAATAGCTCACGGAACTCTTTCCCCAATACAGCCTTTCCTGAAGGGAGGTTGGCGATAATCTTGTGTGTCTGTCGGAAGGTTGGAGTTCCAATATTAAAAACATCACCGTGAAGACGACCATTAGCATCAACATGTGGAAACCACCCTTCTAAGATTGATTTGCGAGAACGTAGAGTATAGTACTCTGAAAGAGCGGAACCTACTTCTCCGAGTGGTTCCAGTGAACTATCCGTGAGTTTTGGGGAGACCTTGACGAACTCTCCATTGACCTTTTTCCAGTTCCACTCGTCCGGCTTCCACCCCAGAGTATAAAGAAGCTTCTTAACAGTATCAGTATTGCCGATATCCCCAGTAATAATTTCAATACGGGAGAATTCTCCCCAGATAGGGCAAGTATCAACAGAGCACTCATCACTAAGCTGAAACCAATTACGCATCCAGCTAACAGGCTTTCCAATTTTTGTAAACTTCGGCTTTTTCGACTCATTATCCACTGCCTTAATTCTTGCAGGAAGTTGAGGGTTGATTAATTCTTCAATTTCCTTGGTTCTTTTCTCGATATCACTTAGAAGTTTCTTAGCACCCTCTACATCAAACTGCCAGCCATTCTGGCATTGTTTGACCATTATAGCATCCATAGACATCTCATTACGGAGTGCAGATAGAATCGACTTGGAGCCACTCCTCTTAATGTAGTTCTTGAGTTCAGCTACGAGATAGTTATATACCTTAACACCAAGTCGAATGTCTTGTTTCATGTACTCAAACATATCTTCGTTGAACTCTTCCCAGCCACCGTCATAGTCGCCCTTGTAGTCCTTAAAGAAATTCCCCCACTGCTTAAGAGAATGACCAAAACCAAAGCGACGGTAATTTAGTACTTGAGACATAACCTTGGTGCATTGTTGAGTGCCCTTGTGCTCCCACCCGTACACCTTCTTTAGAGCTGGTAGGTCATACCCCATAGCGTTATGGAATACAATGATCTGGGCTTCGTCCAACTTAGCTAGAAACTTATCAATTTCGTGTGGTCGGAAGAAGAATTCTTCCCCTGTATCAACGTCTATACATCCAGCGCAGTGTACCTTCGTAATGTTATCAAGGAGATTGTCTGCCTCAATATCTGCTACTAGCACTCTATGTGCCATCTATTCACCTCTCGTCATACATATCTGAGAGAATGATTTCAGCTTCAGCCTCTTTATAAAGATCATAAGACATGCTCGCCTCATGCACAGCCTGTCGGATAGTTACTAGAGGGTGGTGTGACCTGTAAGCCTCTGCCATCTTCTTGATGTGTCTAAAGTAAATGTTCATAGTATCTCCTGTAGTAGTCATCCAAAATCTACTTCACAAAACTCAACTTCATCCACTAGCTCAAGAATTGCTGCAACTAGAGGTCCGGGCAGGGTATCAGGATTTACGTCAACCCCTAGGATTTCTAGACTATCGATGCGGAAATCTTCATATTCCAGCCAGACAGGTGACCCCCTTACACCGTAGTCATTTTCATAAGCAGTTGCTGTAAAATGCACTGTAATCTCATTTCCAGAGTAGTATCCATATACCTCAGACATCAAAGTTCTCCATCTACGAAATCTGGCCACTCATCTCCGTGATATAGCCCGTACAAATCATTAGCTACACAGAAACGATTGAGAGCATCTCGTGTGTTTGCTAGATCCTCATAAATAACATCCAGCATTGAACTTTCAATGTTCATTGTTGTTTTCAGATGCTTAAGTGCGATATCCATGCTGTTTACAGCGGAAAGTAGGAAGTGTCCAGACTTTTTGATTTCAAGTTTGTTATATTCATCCCATTCGTTAATCTCGTCAATGTTAAGCATTAGAGTTTCCCCTTATTTTTAATATCTTCTTTAAGACGGTTAAGATACCAGATAGCCTTATCTAGCTCTTGGACTGGGTCATCCTTCTTACCGAGCCTCATGATATACTTGTAGGCTTGACCAAGAGCATGAGCTTGGCTACCCTCCCAGCCGATAAGGACATGATCCATAATATCGAAATACTCATATCCCGGTAGGATTTCCTTGTAATGTTTAGGGTTCACAGCATCTTGAGTAGTCTTTTGATGTTGAGCTGCCCAATAGGCTTCTTCATCAAACGGCTTAAGAGGGCCGTTGTTCTCACCGTATTCTCCGTATTCAGATTTCACGTCATTTAACTCCTTAAATAGAGCGATTCTATTACACGCCTCCGCTGGTAAAAACCAGTTCAGTCTAGAGGCTTCCTCGACGCCGATTGCCGATGCTATTTCGTCGCTAATTGGCAGTTCATTATAAAGGATGTAAGATACGGGACCCTTGGGAGGCATTTTCCCATCGGAGATGTTCCATTCTGACCACCCACAATCCACAAGTGATTTAATGTTCTCCTCAATCATTAACCGACTCACAACCCGATTATTCTTCATCATAGCGCCTCCGCACAAAGTCAATATAATCTTCGTAGCTTTCGAAACCATACATTCTAGCTGATAGGTTATTTGCAGCAGACCTAGAATAACCAGCGTCGTATTCGAGAATAGCTGCGCGTTCTTCAACGAGGTCCTTTATCAACTCTACGTCTTTTAGTTCTTCATAATTAAGTTTCGTCATTACCACCACTCCGGTTGTTTGGTTTTCCAAGTAGCAATCTCTGCCTTTGAACCCTTATAGTAGGCACGGTAAGCGTCTACAGGGTCTTCACTCCGATATTCTTCTGGCATTGCTTGAGCTGGCCAAGTCATACCATTATCCGGCATGTTCCTTGGGGCTTCAAGAAGCAGATCTTTTAGCTTAGTTTCTGTTAGGTGTGTCTTCCCATAACGAACACGATACTCATCACAAAGGTCTAGGAAGAGGGAGTACACATAGTCATAGTTAGCTTTGTCTTCACGAATCCATATACCACAGGGGTGGTTCATATGTGTAGACTTATACAGAGTCTCATTCTCTGAGCCGTCTAGTACACGGTGTGCCGTGGACATTAGCTGGGCATACTCTAGAATCATCTTGACCACATGCTTGTCTATGTGGCTCTCTGCGCACTTCTTAGTGTCATAGTCGAGAAAGAATATGTTCATTTCTGGTACCGTATTTTCCCATCTACATACTCCATGATCATGACCTCCTTTACAAGTCGAACAGGTGTTCCTGTCTCAAAGAAATAGTCAAACGACTTGATTGCAACCTTCTCATTAAACGAGTAATCGGCAGTCTCCCAATACCCATGCTCATCGATAGTTTGAACTTTGTATAGATCCATATCAGTAGTTCCTTGATCCTGTTTGCACTAGGTAGTAGTTGTCTTCGCTTACCTTGGTGATATTGCTGACACTAAGCAGTGGGCAACCACAGCAGTCGTAATCATGGTGGCAACCCCAATACGTAAATTCGCTTTTAAGTGCAGCAATTACCTCGTCAACACTACTATCAGAGCTTACTTTGATAAGATACTCGTTGGCCCAGTATTCGTAGCCATCTTTGTCTGTATCCACTCTTTCTTTCCATAAAATCTCAAACTCACCTACAGTGACCCACTCATCAAGATCTGAGCAAGAGTCCACATACTTGTAAGTTTTTCGCAGGTTCAATGAAGGCATAATTTACAACCCTCCTTTAGCAATGTTCCAGTTATAGCGGTCTTTACCACCTGTATTCTGTTCAGGTCGTAGCGCCCTCTCTAGTTCATAAGCCTTCTCTTTTGTTAGGCCCGTTGCGAGAACTCTGATATCCCATCCGAACTGTTTCATCATCTTATGTACATGTCTCACTTTACGGATGTGATTAGGGTCCATCGCTTCAATGAGTTCATATTCGTAACGCTTACGAACACCTTCTAGGCTTAGTCGGGATACACCAATATAACCTTGGTGGATACCTCTGTGCTTTGTTGGGCAGAAGATGTGGTAAAGAATGTATTGACCTTTATCGCGCCCCTTCCGTACTCCTTGGTTTTCACGGTAGACTTTAGTCATACTTATGGTCATAGTTGGATTGGACATGTCAATCCCCAAAGTAGTGAAGGATATATTCTGCTAGTTCCTTTGTGTTCTTTAGCTCCTTAACTGCAGAAGCGTAGGGACCTTCTGGGCCACAGATTACTGCTTCTGTTTTAGTTGTATAACCATAGTCTGCACCTGAAGATTCCCGAGACTGGGTCAGAATCAGGTCATGAACGTCATCGATGCGAATCTTTACAATGTTCATTAGTAGTACTCCGCTACTGCTTCAATGGCGTCATCTAAGTCGAAGTGCTTTTCAGTCGCAATCGATTCGTAGAATGGGTGGATATGGTCACCTTCATCACACCACAGGATGATAATCTTGTTCTTCATATGTGCAAACATGAGTTCCATAGCCGTCCCCGTACCACGGCCAGAAGACCGACGCACATCCGCAAGAACTACTCTAGAGTTGGCGATATCTTGCATATCGGTCTTGAAAATACGTTTGCAAGTATTCATTGTCTTAGTGATATCTTGTAGATGTGGCTGAAGTTGGTCATGAAAGCTTACTCGACGAGTTGGGTCAAGCGTATCAATCCCCATAAAGCCTAGCCGAGAAGTAGCGTGCTCTCTCCACGACTTCATGTGCTCTTCAGTGCAGTCTTCCATAGGTCCGGCACAATATGTGAAGTTTTTCATATTAAGTACTTCCTTTCGGGTTTTATATCACCACCACCAAGGTCAATAAAAATGGGAACCCCCCGAAGGGATTCCCGTTGTTGTTTTAGTTATCAGAAGTCAATGTTATCATCTTGGTCGAAGCTGACATCATCTTCATCAATGATCTGGTTATCCGCTAGCTTGACAACCTCTGTATCCGTCATCTCGAACTCATCCTCACGAGGTTTAGGGGTATACTCGAAGAGTTTAGTCACTTGAACAGCCATCAGCATAGATGCTGTTTTCTTCTGACCACCAACCTCGTATTCGTACTGGAATACACGCACGTTAGCAACGGATCCATTCCCGATTGTATTTGGGTCTAGAGGATTCAGCTGACCGTCTACGATCGTTACCGGTTGCTGTGGTTCACCATCACGCTTCTTGGACTTTTTCTTTAGATTCACTTTATAGAAAAGACCATTATCATCTTCATCAGCCTTTACGTTTAGTTTTAGTTCTTTCCATGACTGAGCTACTTTCTTATCGCGTGAACGAATTTGGATCTCCCAAGAGGGGTTCTCAGAGTTAAATTTACTGTTAGGACGCTTCGGGTCAAGCTTAGCAAAGAAGATTTCTACATTTTTTAGAATAGCCATAATATTGTTCCTTTTGGTATGTTCTCTATAGTGTATAAGACCTAGGTGATCCCTTTGGTCATTAGTACGTCGTATTATTCTCTATTTATTTCTTATGATTACGGTTCTTTCGAACTTCATAGATCAAGTAGAAGTCATCTACATAAAGCTCGCCATATTCAGGGAAGTCGTCTCCGTCAAAGTGACACAGCCCTGTAATGCCGTCTTCGTAAATATTTTCAATCTTGAAAGAGGAGTTTGGAAGTTCGTCAAAGGACGAAAGCCTCAAGGTGTCACCTACCTCAAGCAAAAGCGTAATCGGAATCGAGGATCTCGTGCACATTCAGTTTTCCTTTTTCTGGGATCAGGTGTATCGCATCCATCTGGGATAAAATGTATTCCAGAGGATCCATTTCATAAAGTTCTATGAATTTAAGCCTTACATCATGGAAAGCCTTGTCCATGTTACCTGCATGACAGCCAAAGGAGTCATGCACCACTGTAACAGGGTATGGAGCATCATTTACAAACATACTCAGATGGACTGCATCTACACTATGTACTATATTAGGAGCTGCACCAGTCTTTTGTTTAGACTTTTTCAAGGTTGCTTCTTTCCAGACTTCAATCCTTAGTTCTAGTCGTTGCCCTTGGTAGTTTAGTCGCACCACTTTAGTCTCGGGTTCCCTGTAAGAGTGTACGAAGGGGAAACCTGTGACAATCTGGTCAAAGGTGATAGGTGTATCTTTTTCGTTTTCTTGCTCCGCTAGTTTTACGAACATCTTGAGTAGGGCAGCAGGCCCCTTTAACTCTTCATAGCAAGTGTCGTAGATACGTCGTCCAAGATAAGCAGACCAAGACTTGTCTTTATGCCGGAGGTACTCAGAAAGCCCCTCGGTGTCAGTATCAACCATATCCACCATGCCAAACTGAGTACCACCATAGCCAAGAGTCATAGTTGGGCGTTTAACAGTTTTCCTCCAAATCTTTTTATCAGTGACTTTAGACCAAAAGACAGGACCTAGCTTACTCTTATTATCGTGACATGAGTTGCCAAACTCGCTGAGTCGTTTTTTAGCTGAAGTATACAACTCGGTCCCCGGTACATACTTGGCGACATCTTTACGAAGCTCAACTAATGTAGGGTGGATCTCGTCAAACATGTTAACAAGCTTAGGGTCCAGCTCTGCTAGATCTCTCTGAACGTTTTCCATAGTATGTTCTGCGATGAACATATAAACGTCGCCGGGAAGTTCCTGTGGCACTAGATTCACGAGAGGTGCAATCCCTTCATCTTTAGACATTGCAACCAAGTGTTGTACACCATTATTCGAACCGTCAATGTATACCGGTAGACATGATGGAAAATCCTCAATTGCATAACCATCACCATTCCAGTTGGACAACATAGACCACTCATAACAGCAAGCTAGGAAGCAGAATGGTTTCTCCGCATCCATCCAGCCAATGTACTTCATAGGGTCAGATGCATAGAGGAGAATATCATCCATATTATCGTCTACCCACTGTACTCTATCGTCTAGAGAAACCTTATCGTTACCCCATACGTTTGCAGTATGTACAGCTAGCCAGTAACTACCTTCTTTTCCGAGCTTTACAGGTTCATCTAAAAGAAGAAGACCCTTTGCGTTATCAGACGATTGCTCATGTAGAAAGGCAGTGTTGGGGTAAATCCTACCACGGAAGTCAAGGTTATATAGGTGGTAGAAGGGGTTATCGATATTTTTGATAGAAAGTTTATAGATAGCGCTAACTTCTACAAGTAAGGATGCCCTTTTCTCAGGATCAATCTCTTTGCTGAACTTGAAAGGACTTACTGGAGAATTTAAACAAGCTTCGAAAGCATCAAAAACAGGTTTATTGATGCGCCACCCAGTACGTTGTAGCTTATTAAGAACACTTTTTAAGTAAGACATGTCATTTGTTTTCGCCCTTGTTATGGCATTAACATGAGCATTCTTAATAAATGGGATTTTCAGCTGTTCATGGTAGAAGCTGTTACCCCAGTCAGCGAGAGGTTGTTTAGAGGGAAATAGACTTACGTTGTCTTCCTCAACCATATCCATGATTGAGTTTAATGCCTCAAGGTTTTTTACACCTACCATGTACACTGGAAACTTAGAACGTTTGCCCTTTTTCTTTTGGTGCTTACAGAAGAACCTTAATATCTTAGACTCAAAGTAGGCAACTAGAATAAAGAAACCAACGTGCACAATAGACTGCTCGTCTAGTCGTAGTTGTAACCTTCGATCTATGCACTTACCGACACTGTTAGTCATTTGTGTTAAGGTTGCAGCTCTCTCGATACTTGAAATTACATGCCCGTAGGATGCTACTAGCAATTCGCGAGGGTCTTTATCATGTAAAACCCATGCTTTGTTCCTTTTATCTGGTTCCCCGTTTATTCCAATTAGAAACTTCTGTCTTTCATAGATGTTTCTCGTCATTTCTTCTAGGTAATTCAATTATCACTCCTCTTGCGGACAGTATACGTATGTATTCCTTTGTGAGGTTTGAGTGATGACAAACTTAGCCCTTTAGCGTTGCGATTAGCAGCGCCAAGAGGTATATTGTCATCATGTTAACTCCTTTAAAAAAAAATAGGAAGGATAAGTAACCCCGCCCCGAAGGGCGGGGGCGACAATCTAATATGTTCTTAACCGTCCATGTGTGGATTGTTGTTGTCCAGTGTTTTGATCCAATTGCGGATAGTGTTTTCACAACAGCCGTAGCGGTAAGCTGTTTCCTTGATCGTGAATGTTTTGTTCACAACCAAAGAGGCTGCAACTACGCGATCACGGTTGTCAATATGCCGGTAAGGAGAACCTTCTTTGAGGGTGTAGCTGGAGGGAAAGTAATCGTCAGCGAGTTTGTGGTTACGCATTTTGTTTTGTCCTTATGTAAGATCAGTTGTCTTGCTCAGTATTGATCATATCTTCAAGGCTGTCGAAAATCTCATTGATTTCTACAGCAAGAAGATCCTCACCGGGGTCCAGATAGGTGTGTCCCCATTTGGCATCAATTTGTTCAACCAATGAGGCGAAGGTTAGGTCTTTCTTTGCCATTCTCTTATTTCCTTTCTATGTCATTCGACAATATTACTGGGTTGGTACCAAAAGCAATCTTTACTAAAGTCAGACACAGCTATATTGGTTCTAGTGTCATTCTTAGTAGATAATTTCTAGACCACTATTACAGTATTCCCCATCTACACAGAAAAAGGGATCTACAAAATCAGTAGTCTCATAGTGTTTCCAAGACATCATAAACTCCACGAAAACATCGTAGTCGTACATCGTATATTCCTCTTTTCGTTAGCATATGGGTGAAGTTCTTATCTACTCTTTTCTTTTCCTCCCCGACTAGCTAGCAGAGGGAGGAAGTCAACAATCATAAACCCCAGCATGAACATAGGGTCTGTAGACCCCTCTTTAGTATAGAAATAGTAGACGGCAGCTAGCCCGAATATCGGGTGTGGTGTCCCTAGTTTTTTTCCCAGTACAGCTGCTGTCAAAACTATTATAAGCACCCTTATTGTAAACCCGAGAGTAAAAGACCAGATCATAGCATAATCCTTTATTCATTTTTAACCCCATTAAGGTCAGCCCCAGTGAGGTTAGTCCAACGGAGGTCAGCCCCAGAGAGGTCAGCCCTAGTGAGGGAAGCCCCCCGTAGGTCAGCCCAACGGAGGTCAGCCTCAGTGAGGTCAGCCTCACGGAGGTTAGCCTCACGGAGGTTAACCTCAAAGAGGCTAGCCTCAAAGAAGTTAGACCCAGTGAGGTCAGCCCCACGTAGGTAAGCCCCATGTAGGTAAGCCCCACATAGGTCAGCCCCAGTGAGGTTAGCCCCAGAGAGGTCAGCCCGGCGGAGGTCAGCCCCAACGAGGTTAGCCCCAGTGAGGGAAGCCAAACGGAGGTTAGCCTCGAAGAGGTCAGCCCCAGTGAGTTTAGCCCCAGTGAGTTTAGCCCGGCGGAGGTTAGCACCAGAGAGGTCAGCTCCAGTGAGGTTAGCATCACGGAGGGAAGCCCCGAAGAGTTCAGCCACAGAGAGGTCAGCCCCAGCGAGGTTAGCCTCAGCGAGGTTAGCCAAACAGAGGTTAGCCTCGAAGAGGTCAGCTCCAGAGAGGTCAGCCCCAGTGAGGTTAGCCCTCTCACCACCTTCTTCACCGTTTAACCATTTAACATGAGCTTCAAGTGTAGCCTTAAGGTTTTCCATTAGAGTGTCCTTTACTTTGTGATGCTACGAAAAAAATAGGGCTTAGAGGAACCCCAACCCCCGAAGGGGTGGGGTATCTCTCACACTACTTCGATCTTCACTTCTTCGGCAGTGCAACTAAAAGTTCCGACGAAGTAGTCAGTGGGAAGTTTCCACTGGCGAATAGTGGTCGCAGCGGAATCGCCGAGGCCAACGCTGAAATAGTTCTGAATGCCCTTCGGCTGTTCATCCATTTCAACCACCACCACAGCACCATTACCATGTCGGCGAGCATACATGGCGGCTTTCTCGAAAGAGTCAGTCCACCAAGTATGAGAACGCCGAGCCTTAAAGTTACCATCATCAATGGCAATTTTAAGGTCGACAGCTTCTTTGAGGGAGCAACCCCTGTAGTACCTGACAAGTACTTGTTCCATCACGGACTCCTTTCTAGCGAAAAAAAAAGTTAAATTCTTAGCCCCCGCCCCGAAGGGCGGAGGTAATAGTAGTTCACTGCTCAGACAGAAGCCTGATCAGTTGTGCCTTAACCTCTAGGTACTCTTTTTCAAGAGCATCATAGTCGGCTAAGAGCTTGTCATAAGCTTCATCAGACTCTACAACAAGATTATACCAGAATACACCATCAAAGTGTATCCCGATATTGTTGTAGAAGAACTCACGAACCTTGTCCAGCATGGGAACCTCCATTGTTGCTGACTGATACTGTTGTATCATTATAGATGCCTTAATTTTCTCACTTTTTTGATCCATTTTTGATAAAAAAGGGACTCCCCGAAGGGAATCCCAGTTGTCATTTTGACCGCTTCCATGATTTGCGGTTCTTATTGTTTTGTGATCGAGTAGCTTTCTTCAAGTTACTCGGTTTGTTGTTAGACCGCTTGCGGTCCTTGTGGTCTACCTCACCGCGTACCTTTTTACCAGTGGATATTTCCTTGATAATCCGGTGTACGTAGTGAGCTTTCCCGTTGATGCGGACTGTCTTGTACCCATCACCGTGGTTAGTACCAGCTTCGCCACCCGCAGCTTGTCGGCCACGGGCAGCTTTCCAGTATAACTTACCATTTTTATGAATAAAGAGCTTTTTCCATTTCTCCATTATAGATGCTCCAATTTCTCGATTACAAAGCCCGTACAATTTTATCGACGGTAGTTTTGCTCGTAGTTGTAAGAGTTAACACCTGTAGTGATTTGAGGAATCATCTTAACAATCTCGGCACGGGTCTGCCGGGAGATATCGCCTGTGATGTTGATGTTATAAACCTGCTGCTGTGTGGCAGTAGATCCATTCATAAACTTGTTAATCTGATTTGCAGGTACAACCATCTCGCCCGGTGTTAGCATAGCGGGAACTGAGTCCTTACCAGCTTGTGCATAAGGTGTCATTGGCACGATACCACCAGAGGAGAAGCCAAGCCAAGACCCGAAGGACATGCCAAAGATTGAACTGAATAGCCCACCTTGTCCACCGGAACCTAGGAGAAAGGATAAGAAACCTTGCATACCTTGTGAACTCCCGCTTGTTGCTGTCTTTGCTATGCTTTCACCAAAAGAAGCTGTCTTGGAGAAAAGATCTTTTAGGAGTTTACCCTCCCCAAAGAGGCTCTTGGTGAATCCATCAACGAAGGAGTCTATGATGTTACTGGTGAAGCTGTCTAGAATTCCAGTGATAAATCCCTTCAGATCACCATCCTTTAGGAACTGTGACAGGCTACTACTAAACCCGCTCTTGAAGTTTTCATAGAAGCTCTCTGCGGCAGTCTTTCCAGATTTTTTAGATTTTCCATCACTGACTGTCCCGGCAGAAGGGTCTTCAAGCTCCACATCAGTATCTTGTTGCTCGAACCAGTTTGCACGGGCAGATTCTAGTGCAGAAATCTGAGCGATTGTAGCGGAAACTCTTTCGGCAGCTCCTAGATCCTCCAACCCCTTCAAGTCACGCTTCAGTTGCTTAATACTCTCATCATAGGGAGATACTAGACCACCTGGGGAAAAGAATTGTGGCATTATCCCACTGTTGATCTTGTCAAGGAAACCTGACCCGAACTTTTTGACAGAAGAAGCCTTAATAACATACTCACCATTGGAAAGCATCGCTGGGATCAGGTCTTCAGTGGGACCACCGGGTCCTGA